TTTTAATTCTTTACTACTAAAATCATCTCTAGTAAAAACTTCATCACCACTATAGACTTGGTCAATACAACCAGCTATCATGTCAAAGATACTTTCCGTAGTAGATGTTTCTTCCTCAGGCATTGACTTCAAACTTGGATATGTTAATGTTATTCCAATTTGTTCAGTCAACTTAATCGTATTTTCTGGCATTACACCATTCATTTCCGATTTTCGTAAATCAATCTCAACCTCAGTTGGTTGCTCACACTTGAGACAACCTAGTCCTACTTTAACTGTTTCACCAGCGGACTTCATTCTAACTTGGATAAATAAATATTCCAAGTCCATTATAGGTATTTCTCTTAGATTTATTTCAGAACTGTTAAATACACAATTCCCTAACAAGTCCAACATTCCATTTGATATTTGTGATTGATCATCACTCTCACCTGCAACTAATAGAAGTTTTTGTTCTTTAACCAAGAAAGGCCTATATTCCACTTTCTTTTTGCTTACTGGTAACTCACATGTATAACGAGTCGCCTCCAATACTGGTAACGCCATAATTTATTCCTCAATAATATATAATAGTATTTAGTTCGTTTAACCGAACAGTTTGTCTGATAATTTTTTGTTTACTTTGCTTTCAAGTTTTCTTGAGAACTTATTAAATAATCCACCCAACAGACCACCTGGTGAATTTTCGAATGATGAAGACCATGATCTAAATGAAAAGTCAGTAGAAAATGTTTGTATAGATGTTTCACCACCAGATGCAAATCCGATTGAAGATATAGTAGTAGGGAAACATTGATGTAACTCAACTTCATATATCGGTAAGTTATCTACACCCATTTGTATGATTTTCATAGAACCCCAATACTTATCAGGATACTGTAAGTTATATGCTTCATCATATATATAACTTTGCCATAGTTCCATTTTTTGTCTATCTTCGTAAGTATGATCTAACATGAATGATAAAGATACAGTTTGTCCGTAGTCAACAGAATCAGCATATACTGATTCAGGTCCTGCACTTAAATATGAATTACTAGTTGTACCAATAGACTTCGCTGGTATAGAAACATCTGTACATCTAAGACCTCTACTTCTTATTCCTGCAGGTCCATGTATTTCTACCTCGTATCTATTAGTTCGAGCCATTGCGTCTAAATTAATTTTAAATCTATCTATATTCATTAGAACATTTTCCTACTTTCTTTCCAGACTGTTTCTTTAGAAACTTTTCTAAATGACTCGGTTGGTAAGAATATTGCTATCTCCCAATCAGCTGGTTCTATTAATAATAATTTTGAATTGACATGTTCACTTAAGTAATGTTTAAAACACGGTTTAAAGTATCTCATGTTCGATGCAGATTTCAACAAACTATATGACATTTTCATTTTAGTCGTTCTATCAAACTTGTCGTTGTTTGTTATATCGTACAATGCATCTAAAAATTTAGCCCTTATTACAGGGTGTAAGTAATGTAAATTAAGTCCATAAAAACCACCTTTGGCTTTTTGAACAGGAATACATAAAGGAAACCTATCGTAGTATGGTAGTGACTTCTTTGTTTTAGGATCATACATAAAATTATACATATTACCAAACTGGTGACCAGATCGTGTCGGTCCGTCAGCTATTAAAGAAGCACGGGAAACTCTTGCATTAGAAACATTGTCTCTAAACCATTTCATAGAAGCTTTTGTTCTAGCAGTTATACCTGCTCTAAACGCTTCTTGTTCGAATTTGTCAAATAGTTTCCCTGCCATAATAGTATATACGCTTAGAATGTAACTTGTACATTAAACGAAACAGCATCAGTAAATGATACTCCATCGTCATCAACAGTGTCCATCGCCATTAATCCAACAGTTAAGTTGTCAGTCAAAGGCCAATCTATTTTAAGACTTTTGTTTTTAACTCCGTCTTCCCATTCCCCATAATTCAATGATACATCAGCCCAAGAAATAAACGGCAAATCTAAGTTGTACCATTCGTATTCTAACTGATCGTCTTCTACAGCCATTGCTTTTCCATAAGTAAAGAAGTTGTATCCAACTTGAAATATTCTTTCGTCAAAGTTCGTACCTATTTCTCCACTATATCGATAAGCGATATATTCGGCGTTAACAAAGAACTCACCATATTCTTTATGGTAACCAGCATAAAAATCTGATTCGAGTTCTGTTTCTCCACCTAGTTCGACAGTTGAATTCCAATTGCCTACATACCAGCCTTCACCGATATTTTGTTCTAGTCCGAAGTTCGCCGCCATTGCGTGGTCAGTTTGTGTTTGACCTCTCCACATATAATCCGTACCAATTCCGTACGAACCACTCATTGCGAAACTAGATGTACTAAGTAGTACTCCAGCTAATAACACTAATAATTTATTCATATATTCTCCTATATTATTTGTATTTCATTATATAATCATAATGTATAGATGTATTTATGCCACTTAATAGATGTTTATATCCTTTTCTGTAAGAATTCTCCAATTCCAGTTCCTATCTTTACAGTATTTCATAGCTTGATTCCATTTTGCATCGTTTACTATGTAAGTTTGTACTTCTTTGAGATATCGTTTAGATGTTCTACCTGTTTTGGTAAGTTTCTTCTTTGGATTGGGTGGTGAACATTGTGAGTGAGGTTTCACTTCAATTAATTCTTCTACTATCAGACCTTTTGCGTTTCTGTACTTCATAAAGAAGTCTGGAAAATACCTATGCACGCGATTATCTATCGGTGAGACATACGGTATGATGATTTCCTCAGAACTCCATTTTAGTATAGAAGGATTGTTGTCCAAGTACACCATGAATCTGCGCTCCAAAAGAGAACGATAAATAATGTTACTAGGGTTACCTTTATACTTATTTGGATTCTTCGGTCTAAACTTTCCTTTATAAGACATAAATAACTATACAGTATATATTACAATAGAGAACACGGAATTATGGCATTTAAAAAAGCAAGAAAAGCATTAAGCAATTATGTGGGTTCAGTATCAGGAGATATTAACTCTTTCGCAGATAAACTATCAGGTAGGTTAGGAAGTCTTTCTAACATCTCAAATTCATTCGACCAAAGAATATCAGACGGTTTAAGTGACTTACTTACAGGTGCTACAGGTATTCGTACATCTAATATACCTGCAATATCAAAAGAAGTCATGGAGATGAAAGGTACGAACAGAGAAGCTCGAGCATCCGTTCTTAATGGTGCTGGGAGAGAAAATCCACAAGATGCTCCTCCTCAATTTAAAAAAATGCAATTTCCAACAGATTGGAGAACTGAAAACAACGAGTCTGGCAATCTACAGAACTATATTCATTTTCGTTCTTTAAAAAGAAAAAATACAGAAGCAGGAGAAGTTAATTATGATATCTTCTTATATGTACCTACTGATATGACAGATGCTGTATCAGTATCTTATGCAGAAGGTGAAAAAAGTATAGCAGATGCCGTTGTTAGTAAAATGTTCGGTGGTGCTGGAGGTATTGCTGACATGAGTGAAATAAAACAAATAATGTTGGACAATGTCGATGCAGGTAAAATACTAAAAGCCGCAGCAGGTAAAACAGTCAATCCTATGAAGTTCCAGATGTTCTCAGGTGTTGACATGAGAACTTATTCATACTCATTTGAATTATATCCTGAAACACAATCTGATTCTGAAGTCATTAGAGAAATTGCATACGCATTTAAAAAATCAGCACTGCCAGGAACAACAGGTGCTAATAAAAGAATATACACATTTCCAAATGAATGGGCAATTAGATATCACGGACCCATGAAAAATTGGATAGATTATCCTATGGTATCAGTATTGACAGGAGTTGATGTAAATTATGGTTTGAATGGTTCTCAAAGAATGATAGACGGCGCACCTTCAGGTGTAGGTATATCTTTATCATTTTCTGAAGTAGTAACATTAGATAGAGACAAATTTGATTCAAGAGTTGCGGCATTTACTAATAAAACAGGTACTGCTAGAGAACAAACTCAAGAAGGTGGTTCTGATAAAGATATTCAAGGTATTGCAGCTAGTGCTGTAGATGATGCATCACAAGCAGAAGCAATTACTGCGGCAGCAAGAGCGGCAGAAGCAAAAGCTGCGGAGGATAATACATAATGTCACAAGGATTTTTTAAACACATACCAAATATTAACTATGATTTCAAGAGTGACGGAAAGTTATACAAAGCTAAAGATTTATTTCGTAAAGTATCCGTGTGGAGTTATTTACAAGAAGGTATATCAGGATATAATTATTACAGAATAACAGACGGTGAAAGACCTGATGCAACAGCATCTAAGATATATGGTGACGGAACATTGTATTGGACTTTCTTTTTAGTTAATGAGAATCTTCAAGACTTCAACGATTGGCCAAAGTCTCAAGTAACTTTTAATAAATTTATTGATAGAAAGTATTCAGGTATAGTATTATCAGCATCGTCATCTACAGACATAGTTTCATTTAATCATGATACTCTTGTATCTAGTAAGTTTCAATTAGGAGAGACAGTAACACAGGCAACTTCAGGTGCTTCAGGTATTGTAACTGATGTCAATCCAACACATAATAGAATAACATTAAATAGTGTATCAGGTATATTTACAAATAGTACTGTAGTAGGTTCTGATTCATTAAAATCATTTACAGTAACTTCTGTATTGACTGAACAAGATGCAGCTCATCATTATAAAACTTCAAATGGATTTCAAACAACAGTTGCAACAGATAATACAGCAGTATCTAATGTACAGTATGAAAGAGATGTTAATGAAGAAAAGTTTTTAATAAGATATATTGAACCACAGTATATAGGTAAAGTTATAAAAGAATTTAGTGAATTAGTAAGAGATTAATTATGGCAGTAAGTGTAGACAGTTCTAACCCTAGTAGTTATGAATTAGAAGTATTAACATTAGTAAATAATGAAGGTGACGGATTTGATATTCGTAGTCTTATGTTAACATGTAATATTTATGAATCAATTAAAAGAAACTTCTTGTTAGGTGAAATGGTTATAGCTGATTCAATATCATTCTTAGAAAACGGAAAACTATTCGGTCAAGAATCATTAAGAATAAGATTCAGACAACCTACTGGTATTAAGAGTACATCTACACATGATGATGATACTATAGATCAAGTATTTAGAATATATAAAATAGATAATGTAAGTCGAGTTGATGCTAGTTCTCAAGTAATGAGAATAAGTTTTTGTTCTCCAGAACTAATAAAGTCAAAAAGAAAAAGAGTAAGTCAAGCGTTAAGAGGTTCTATGACTGATTTAGCAGCACATCTTGCTGAACAACATTTAGGAATAGTTAATGATCCTAAAGATTCTAAACTAGAACCATACTTTGAAGTACGAGAAAAATCTCAAGGTGATAATTATCATGTTGTCATACCTAACTGGACTGTTAATTATACCATAAATTGGTTATGTAAGCAAGCACAAGGTGTAGACGCAAACAGTGGTCTACAAGATTCATTCTTTTGGTATCAAACAGCTACAGGTGGATACAGATTACAATCATTAAAAAGTATGATGAGTGTTGACTACGCTGGTGGAAGACCATTTACTTTTTCAGAATCATCTGGTGGTGATAAAGATGAACCTTATGATAGCACAGATACCAAACTTGGTATGGGTAGAAGAATACTAGCTTACGCAATCAAACAACATGCAGATGTATTGACAGGAATTGTTACAGGATTATTTGCATCTAAACAAACAACTATTGATAACACATATAAATTCTATACTGAAAAGACATACAGTTTCCTAGAAAAACATTTTGGTGGTGAGGGTGATTCTATTGACCCACACGCATTTGTTCGTACACAAAAAGAAACATTATATATTGGTTCTGCTGCTGATGAAGGAGATGTTAGTATTATGGGGTCAGAAGAAGGTAAAGCTATTAGTGATTACTCAGACAGTATGCACATGTTAACAAGTGATTCATCTTTTGTTAATGATTCAAAAGATAAAATTCATCAAGCAGATCATTTCACACATTTAGGTTCAAATCAATTTAGAAATGCTGCAGAACAATTATTGAATTATCATACACTTAATGTTGTCTTATCTGCTCGAACAGATATATCTGTAGGTCAAGTAATCAATCTTGATATACCTTCAGTAAGACCTGGTGAACGAGAAGTTCAACCTAAGTTCTATAATGGTAGACATTTAATTACAGAAATTATGTGGTCGTTAACACCTAAAGAATGTACAACTAATATTAAATGTATTAAAGATTCGGTTCTCAATAATATTGAGACAACCGAGATTGAGTATGGAGACACAGTTAAATGATGTATCAAGGTAGAGAGGGATTCACTTGGTTTACAGGTGTTGTTGAAGATAGAAATGATCCCTTGTTTTTAAATAGAGTTCGTGTTAGAATACATGGCGCTCATTCACATGATAAACAATTAATAGCAACACCAGATTTACCTTGGTCTGATGTAATGATGCCTACAACTTCACCGTCACTCTCAGGATTAGGAACTTCGACACACGGACTTGTTGAAGGTTCTTCAGTAATGGGGTTCTATCGAGATGATGCAAACATGCAAGCGCCTGTAGTTATCGGGTCATTTATTGGAGTACCACAATCCTTTCATAGAATAGACGAAAGTATAGATGATAAAGGTACAAGAAGTTTTACTAAAATAGAAAGAACAACTTTAGAAGGATTCAATGACCCAAGATTAGAATCTGATTCATCATATAAAGGTACACCAGACGGTCCTTCACCTAAACATATCGTCAGAGGCTATGGATTGACTCTAGCGCTCGACAAGTCACCTAGACGCGACGGAAAGACTAAAGGTGATACTTACCCTAAGATAGATTACTTAGGTACCTCTGATGTCAATGTGTTAGCTAGAGATTATGACGATAAAACATATCCTATTATTGAAACTGTTACTGGTGAACCAAAACGAGGTTATGTTGATCCTATATATCCATTCAATCATGTTCATGAAACTGAATCAGGTCATGTATTAGAATTAGATGATACACCAGACAAA